CCCACTTCTGACAAGTCTCCTTCGTTAAGTTCCTTCTCGCTACTTCTTGTGGTTTACCTTGTATAAATGACGTGTCTTTGTTGGTTGTTGGTAGTGTCATAGTTTGTTGTCTGCCTCGACTGTATGTAGCACAGCTGAAACACATTGTGCTTCCGTCTTCGTTGACTGCAAGAGCGTCACTCGATCCACACTTTGCACACTGCTGATGCGTTCTAGTGAAAGCCATGATTTTGGTACTTGTTTATGTGCATATAATATTCCTTTCTTTTCACACCACATTGCATAGGTAGTCTTACTTCCCTTGCGTATCTTGTTGTGTGCGTTTTGAAATAACAACCTAATGTCTAAGTCAGGATGTTGTTCCTTGATTAACAAATGCTTGGACCTATCCTCCGTGACCCACCTCCCCTTGGTTTCAATAATGATTCCGTTGGGGAGGATGAAGTCAGGAGTGTAAGTACTAAGTCGCTTGTATTCAATGACTAACGATTCATATGTGTAGTCAATGCCACAGCGTTTTAGTTGTGAAGCAATTCTCTCTTCAAATCCAGACCTAAAAGTCTGCTTTGATAACGTCTTCTTCTTCGGCATCGAGGGCTTGGTCTAGGGTTTCACCTCCGTTAACATATCCTCCCTCAACCTCAGTAAATCCAAAGGATTCTGCTGCTTGAGTGGATAGTTCTCCGTCTGCTAACTCTATCACTTGAACACCTAATAACTCTAGTGTTATACCCACCCCTAATAAAGGAGAGAACCAAGGTTTGGGGCGTACGTTTAAGCGTACCTTTGATCCACCTCTTACGATCACTTCTCTGTCCCAAGGATTACCTTTGGAATCGAACAGACCTAATGATCTAGTGTAGTCACTACCATCTTTACGCTTACCATTCACTGGTTTTAACTTAGCTTTTAATACATAAGTATCTCCTTCTAATTGGACAGGTAAATCATATGTCTTTACCTTCTTGCCAGACTCTTCTGCTTGCTCTTGTTGTTTCTTCTCAAGGATAGGTTGTATCTTTTTAATAATAGATTCACCTTCTTGTTTAGTTAGTATTATACCACAGCTATACTCTCCTTCAGGTACGAACTTTGTACTCGGAGTGTTAACCCAAGGGTACTGTGCAGTTCCTACTGATGTCGTTATTGCTTCTTCTCTCTGTCTCGATTTTATCGCCATTGTTTTTCTGTGTTTTTATTTATTATGAGAATATATACTGGCAGTCGTTTAGTGCCGACACATCTAGTGTGCCAAGTTCAGGGCTGTCTTCCAGTGTACATCCTCGCTGTGCTTCAATCTCATCCTTGAACTTGTTGATAAGATCATCGCTAAAATGTTCTGTGTAAATCTCTCTTAATTGTTGGTGCATCTTCGGTCCGTTCGGGCTTTGAGTTGCAAAGCTGTCATGTATAGATGCTATAGAATAATTACTTTTGCAAGCTAATTCCATCATCACACTTGCATCTAAGCTGTGTATAAAATTAGGTACGATTGCTCGTGCCATCCTCTTACTGCTCACTCCCTTCTGTCTATTGTTAAAAGCTAAGATAGTATTTTGCATGTTCAATATGCTGTGTACTTTAATAATTGTTTGATCGTATAGAGCTTGTACAATTTCCAATCCGAAGGGTGTAGTCCAAGTCAAAGGCTCATCTGTCCTTGCTATTCTTTTGAACCATCTCATCAATTCGATGTGTGGTTGGATAAGAGCGTTCGCTTTATCGTTTATCAAACTAGCTAGGTAGATCATAGCCTCGTTGTAATCCTCCTTACTGAACGGACTACCTATACCTTGCTTTAGTTTTTTAACAACAGCTTCTTCAAGTGCATCCTTACTAGTGTATCCATTCATACCAAAAGGTTTACACATCACTATCTTCTTAGTAAAGCTACGGTCTATTCCAAACTTTAACCAGTCACCAGCTAAACTATTCTTACTCTTGTCTTTCATTAACCTATCGTATACTTGATCGGCTACTTCCTGGTATATGTCTTGTGGTTTACGGTCAGGTAACAAGTTAACGTGATGTCCTGACTGTTCGTCCCTTGTTAGTAGGCTAAGGATTTGTATAGCGTTACAGCTAGCGTCCATGTGACAAGGTAACTTCGTCTTGAATCCCCATCCTTGTTCTTTAAACTCTGCAAACTCAAAGCAAAAGTGTATGAATGCCCACGGATCACTCGCTTCATGCCACCAAGTACACTCCATAGGATCATTAGCACATTCAAGTATCAAGTCCTTCTTCTTATCTACCCAGTCCAAGCGTTTAACAAAGCTACCTTTAACTCCAAACACATTAGCTCCGTGAACACGTAACCATCGACTGTCCTCGTAGTTATTTATCGCGACACCTTCAGCAAATTGTAGCACACTCCTTCCAAAGTCACAGGATTGTGGGTTAACATAGCTTGGTATGGCATACACTCTTCCTCTGTAATCCATTTGATAAGGAAAGTAGAACTCGTCCATCTCACTGTATCTCTTTGCTACGTTAAGAATCTTTAAGCACCTCATTCGTTGTCCGTTACTACGAAAGTTGTACTCGTATATCTCCTTCGCCCTTCTCTTCCACTCACTAAATGCTTCGGGATCAGTCTCTGCTAGATTAGGTATAGTTTCTAACGGTTCAATCAAGTCGCTCTTCTCCATCCCTCCAATCGTTAAGCCTTTACTCCAAGCCCATTGCATCAAGTTCAACATCTTAGGGTTAATCTTCCAAGCTACTCGTTGCAGTCGGTTAAGAGGTTCATAAGCTACGGACAAGTCACGATGCTTTATACCATCGTTGTTCTTGATCTTCATGATAGGTAGAGTAGGTAGTCCTTCAGAATTATATCCTCCTCCGTAGTTATCTACCCAGTCAATAGGTGGTTTTGGAGTAGCCAAGTAGAACGGACGGATAACTTCACAGTTCTTATCGTACTTATCCACCCAAGCATACAAGTCCTTGTTAGGAGCTAGTGTCTTTCTCTTTTGTCTAAGACTAGAGTACTTAATCTTAACGTGATACAAATTAGTTTGCATCCTTATCAATTCAATAAGCCAAGACCCTAACATTATCTTGTTCCGTTGACTCCAAAGTTCAAACCTTTTATATCGTCCTTGTTTGTGGTACTTCCTTTCTTTATCCCAAAACTTATTAACAAATTTATTCCTAGTCAGTACATCCTTTTGATCTCGTTTCAATAGCAACCAATCGCTTTCGGACACGTACTCTTTAAAGTAACGGACACGTACTTCATCTTCTAAAGCTTTTGCTACTTGAAAGGATGCGTCACTTATGAACGGTTCACTAGGTAGGATATCAAACAGTACCTTCACTCCTAAGAACGCAACAAGTCCAGGCTCTAAGTCCCATATAAAAGGTAACCAAACAGGTACAGGAGCATTGGGACGTGCGTTGTCTACAAAGAACTTGTTAATTGCTTGCTCAATCGGGACGTGTACCTCTCTGCCTAGCTTTTTATAAGCTGGTAACTCGGAGTTCAAACCGTGCTTTTTATAAATCTCTTGGGCTTTTCTATATCGTGCCTTGCCCCATGAGATCATGCTTTCCTCAATCTTTTTTTCTTCTTTCATCGTTCAAATGGTTTTCAATTAAAGACTTTTTATATAACGCTTCCCTCATGATTTGCTCTCTAAACTCTCTCGGTCTAGGACGGCTCAACTCTGTTCGTATTCTCTTTCCGTTCTTGTCATAACCTAATTGGTTCTTATCCCAAAACGCATCGTATGCTTTTGCTACTTGCTCTTGAAAGGTGGAAGAGATAAAAGCGTTATGATCAAAGTCTTCCCAGTTCATGTTTCGTCCTCCTCCTTAAATTTTGAATGTAATTCTTCGTAGCTCTCGTATCCTTTATAAAGATACCAGTCGATGTTACTGAATAAGCGTCTGTGTCCACCTCCCCATTTATCACAACGCCAAAGTTCAAACACTCCAACATCAAATGGATCAAGCTCATAGAATAACCACTTCTCCAATCGCTTTAGTTTAAGTTCATTTACTGGGAAATTATTTTCTATCTCCCAAAACTGAAAGATAAAATCACGCTCATCTTCACCTCCTTCAAGTTTGATAAGACGAGTAGCATCAGGTATTAAAGGAGGAAACACATCGCTTTTACATCTATCATTATCCCAATCATATGTTTCTCCATAACCTTCAACCCAGTCGTAAGCTTCTCTAAGTTGTTTCCTCGCTCCGTTCTTTTGAAGGTCTGGGAAATGTTCACTTAACAAAGTAAAACTTTCTGCTTCAGTGAATTTAAGTTTAGTTGTCATTATCTTTTTCTTCTAAGCTATCTAAAATATCTTGTTCCTTTTTCGCTTTAGATAAGGTCATGCAATCAGGTTCAAGACCAGATTCCCACCTCATCTCATCAATGTCATCTTGGTTTATATCAAGAAAGCTGTCTGAAGGTTCAAGTAACCAGTATTTATTTTCCATTGTTGTATTCCTCCAATAGCTTTTGTAAGGACAGGTAAAGGTTAAAGTATTTATGTTCGGGATCAAGCACACCTTTAAAGTGCTCGGTCATTATATAGTGCATGGTTTCTTCTATCATATTTCTTGGTTGGTTAATGTATTTAAAATCTTTAGTTGTTATTTCTGTTTTCATAGGGTTGTCTGTTGATTGTCTAATGCATCCTTCTATCGTGCTATAACCTTGGTCAAAACTACAATGAGGAGTCAAAGAGGAAAGGCAAGTTAAACATATGTCTCCCTCTCTGTCCATACCTCGCAAGGTTAATCCACATTGAATGCAAGTCTTCATTAATCGCTGTATAAAAAGCCTAAGCTTATTAAGAATATCAAAGCGAATAGCAATAGCATTTCTAAACTCATAGTTTTATTTCTTTCTATTTAATTTCTTCAATTCCTTTAAGACTGATTTGTATTGCTCAATCTTTTCCTCATGGCTACTCGCTCGTCCAGTAAACAGGTGAGGTAAGCCCTTAAGATGCCATTCGATGTAGACTTCTTTATAATCGCTTACAATTCTGTAAACGAAAGCCTGGTCTTCTATGTATTCTGTTACGCTCATAGCGAACATATAAAGATAAGCAAAGCCCAAGTGGCAAGCACAATTACTGGTGACAATAGCCACACTATAGCTTGTTCCTTTTTGCTTGGTTTTAATGAGTTAAACATATCTTGTATGTCGGTTGATTGGTTGGTTGGTTTTTTCATGCGTAAGTTGCGTAAGTTTTAATATTGTTGAAAGCTTGTACTTCAAAATCATTTACTGATCTTAATTTTCTAGTACTTCTTTTGGATTGGTTAGTTGTTTCAATGTTTTCAAAATATACATTAAAAGTGTTTTCCAGTTGCCATAATATATCCTTTTCAGTTGATAACATATGGAAGATAGAAAGAGAGCCGTCCATTTGATTAAGATAATCTTCTAATCTTTCATTTTGCTTTTCATTTAATTGGATAATTAATCCTTCATGAGTTGTTAAGTCTGTTATTAGTAGTTTCATGTTTATATATATTATTAGTTATTAATTACTTATTGCTTGTTCGATTGCTCTTTTCTTCTTACTTCCGTGTGGATTGATCCATATTGACTTTGCACCAATACGATTGCCCTTGCAAAGCTGGCATTGATCACACGATAAACCTTTACTATCCGCAAGGCATTCTATGGTATCCTTTGGCTGGTCGGGTGATACATGGAAATAACGTAAGTTCTTTTCTTTTGCTCGTCTTACTGAGTCGTTTGTTTCAGTCGATGCCATAAAGTAATTACCGTATGCTGTAGCTCGTTCTTTGGACATCTCTTTCCAATCGTGAAAATATCCTGTCCACCCATCGCAAGATTCAGTGATCATTTTAATGATAGAAAGAGGAATTAAAGATGGATTACCATAAGCTCCGAATCTTACTTTGCGACCATTAAAAACACTGTCATATAAGAATGGATCAAGTTTAGGATAAGAATTCTTTTTGTAAGCTTTCCATATACTATTCGGAGCTTGTCCGACATTGACGTAACAGCCGTTACCACTGGCAAACTTGCAACCTGTACAAATGGTAGAAGCATCAAGCCCTGATTTAACGCCGTCAACTGGTGAATAATCTGACAATAGAATCCATAATTGAATCATGTTGCCAGTTTTTCTGTTACTTGTTTTAAGGGTAGCAATTACAGCATATTTTGAGCCGTTCTTTGTTCCCTCATGTATTATAAATCCGTTAGGTTTCATTATGATGCAATCCAATTGTTTTGATGTTTGAAGCGATATTGAAAAGAATATCTATCTGGTCGATTCTTAATCAATCTTGATTTTAAAAGCTTGCGATAGTTTAGCATAGATTCCTCTAAATTTTGGCTTTCACTGGTTATCCAATTGCCTTGCAATCTATAACGAGTCAATAAGGTTTTATAATCGTAATTCATCGTATTTTTTATTTGTTGGTTGGTTGGTTAAATAAATATGATCAAAGTTAAATCAGAAAGTATATAATTTAGCAAGTTTTATTTTTTAAGTTTGTTGTAAGTCGTTGATTTTACTTAATAGAAAAAAAATAAAAAAAGTTTTATAGAATTATTGATCAAATGAGATTAAAAGACTTTGACTAATGATTGTAGGATACTTTGATTAGTAGTGAATAAAGACTTTGATTGATCAAAATAAACGAAAAAAGAAATACAAATTTACAAGTGTCTCAACAAGGTCTCAATAAGCAATCAATTGACGCTATTAACCTTGTTGATCTGTTGATGTGCGTAGCATAGCTCCAGTTTTACCTAAGTCGTTGATAATCAGTAATTAGACATAATCTATATTGTGCGATTTATGTTGGTAATCAACGAGTTACGAAAGACATTTTAACAAATCGTACAATATACCGCCCCCCAGTAGAAAAACGCAGGCACGCGCGGGGGTATTTTAACGCACGCGTATATAGCGTAACCCCCTCATATTTTTTCAACTAAAATTAATCTAATACTTTCAAACTAGTCCTCGTCTTCTTCTTCATCTTCCACATCAAAGTCTGGATCAAATTCTATAACACTCATAGCTAAAAGGTCATATTTAATGAACTCCAGGACTCCTATGATTGTTTGGTCATTCAATTCGAACTCCCCCTTATAGCGATTTATTAAGTTACATAAGTCGTTGGTTAACAAGTCTGTCTGAGTATCTATGTCCATAGTGTTAAATTTTAGGCTTTACAAATCTGAAAATCGGTTATAATGTTTTATTAAGACCTCCTAGAGGTGTGTATTAAAACCAGTAAGGTCTTACAAGAACCATAACGACTTAAACTAAAGAAGTCGATACTTCGTTCTTCTCCTTCTTAATCATTACAACAAGAAGACCCTGTCCTTTAAATACTCTTTTAATAACAAAAAGCTTTTAAGGCTAGGTGTGTCTAAAGACCAAGGATTAGTTATAATAGCTTTTAAAGGAGGGAGGGTCTTCGTCAGGGTCGACCCTCTTTTAATAGGTACTTTATACATATGTATTTACACTAACTACCGAAGCACCTATATTAATCACAAAGATTTGTTAATAAGAAGTAACGTTAGTTACGACCAAAGCATAGCCCTAGAGCCTTTAACACTTCTCTTATGGAAGCTATCAGTAAACTTTGTTAACTCTTTATCAAGTAGTTCTTGTTTCCTAGAGTTAATGTTATTGTCTACAGACTGGTTCATTTGTTCTACCCAATAGTTAACAGCAATAGAAAGAGCATCTAATCTATCATCGTGATTAAGAGAGCCTTTATCTTTTGTTATACGACTAAGTTGATAGAACAACATATACTTAGCTTGATGTTCTATAGGATACCCTTGAGCACTCTTATAGTCTTTAGTAACAACAGAAGGATCAATGATAAGTTTATGTTGATTAAGGACAGGTTCAAGGACATCAATGATTCTAAGTTCTTTTTGTTTAGAGTGTCTTACTTCTTCAACGGAACAAGGATAGGAAGTCATCAACAAAGGTTTAAGTAGTTCCATGAACATACCATCACCAAAGTTAGACTCTATGATAATCTTGTTAACCTTATTAGTCTTAGCGATGTGAATGAGTTGTTTAAGTGTTTGTTCATCGTACCCACCTTTTAGACCACCAGCATCAGGAACAAAGAGTTGACCGTTAAGCATCTTAACCACAGCGTACCCAGTTTCATCTTTACCTCTACCACTAGGGTCAATAGAAAGAACAGACCCAGTATACTCTACCATATCACCTAAAGTCTTAGAAGGTCTGTGGTATCTATCTCCCCCTAGTCCTACATTGGGAAGGTCTTTGTTTTCGTTATCAGGATCACTGGACCATATAATCTTCTCAGGAGCTAGGTCACCATCAATATCTGTTATAATCAGATCGTTAATCTTTAACGGATAGCGGTCAGCATCAGAGAGTCTAGGATTAAGCATGAACTGCAAAGCATACCCTGTACGACCGTACGATAGCTTACGCTCCTCTAAGTCTAGATCAGAGAACCTAAGAGGCTCTGTGGTGTGTCCTACTGTCTCTTCTGTTATCTGTTCTTGTATAAAGGGTGCTATGTCATTGTCGTAGTTCTTAAGTACTAAATCTTGTTGTGGGTACTCAGAGGTCCATATACGAGCGTCATAGCCTCTCTCACGCAGTTTGTTATAAATTGAATCCTCGCATTGAGGTGTGCCTAGGAAGAGAATCCTAGAGGTGTCTAAGGGCTTTATAATAGCTTCAAACTCTTTTACTTGTTCATCTAGCTTATCTCTCATACCTTGAGTAGCAGAGTTGTTAGGAACTTCTATATCGTCAGCAATGATAATGTCTGCACGACTACCTGTTAACTGAGAGGATATACCGAGGGACTTAACGGAAGGAGCGTGAGCAGCAGGTGCAGGTCCTACATCAAAAGCTATCTTAGAGAACCTTTGATCGTTCTTAGGGATTAGTCCTTGAAGAACAGGAATGTCGTGTATGATTTTCAATGTAAAAGTGGAGAAGTCATCAGCGCGGTTCTTAGAAGCAGATACAACAAGTATGTTCTTAGTAGGGTCTAGTAGTAGTTGATGTACAGCATAGGCAGAACATATCCAGGACTTACCTACACCACGGAACGCCATGATAACAGATCGCTTAGGACCGTGTTGCATGAAGTCAGCTATATCGTATTGTAAAGCTGTAGGATCAGGTAGGTTAAGGTGTTTCCAAACTACATACAGGAAGTTACGGAAGTCTCTCAGTTGTGCTAATTTATTTGTCATTTGTAACAAAAAGAGGGTCACCTCCGACTACTCAGCGATGACCCTACTTTCTCTCTCTTTGATGTTATTACTTTGTAATTACTTTTTGTTTAAGTTCTGGGTTCTCTTCAAAAGGTAGAACCTCTCCTAGCAAGTCATTAAGTGGAGTATCTTTACCACTCATAAGAACAACATCGTTATCCTTGAGTAGTTGTCTAGCACAGTTAAGAAGGGAAGGATTGTATTCCTCAGTGACGTGCATCAGCTTGATCCCCTTCTTTAAAGTATCTGTTAATAGAACTTGTAGCTCACCTAATTCTTCTTGCGTTTTCATATTGTATTAACTCTCTCTTTTCAAACTCTTCAGTATTTCGTTGATCCACCCACTTACTAGAGCAGAGGTGCTGATATTTAACTTTTTAGCTATACCAGCGACCTCTGCTTTTTGTAAGTCATCGGGAAGACGAATCGTAATAGAAGAACTCTTTTTACTTTTCGCCATGACAGTCTTAAGCCATTGCAGCAGTAAAGTCTGCTAAATCACCAAGATTGTTACCGTCTCCAAGAACCACGTCGTTACAGTTAACGTCGATAAGTTCAGCACTTGAGTCATCATCAGAGATGTCAACAGAACTAGAACCAGCGGATGTTTTATAGAAAGCAAACATGTCTTCACCTTCGTCGTAGATAGCAGCGATGTTTCCACCGTCTCCAGTACCACGTTCGATAATAAGACCAGCGTCGTTTGCATTGTTCGATGAACCAGCAGCTCCGTCATTGATTAAAAGAATCGAATCCTTAATCTCGGAGTTAGTGGTTTGAACGGAAGTAGTTGTACCGTTAACAGTCAAGTTACCACTAAGGGTAAGATCAGTACCACTTACAGCACCAGTAAAAGCAGCACCAGCAAGGTTAGCTTTAACAGTGTTAAGGTTAGACTCAGCAGCACGAGCTGTTGAAGCTTCACTATCAATGTTACTTTGAAGTGTTGTATCAGCAGAACTACGTGCAGTAGCTTCACCAGAAACAGCAGCTATACGAGCAGTTTCCTCGGAGTCAATGTTTGACTGTAAGGTTGTGTCAGCGGATTGCCTAGCGGATTCTTCGTCATCAATGTTTGTTTGAAGCGTGGAGTCAGCAGATTGTCTAGCAGTCTCTTCAGAATCAATGTTGCTCTGTAAAGTTGAGTCAGCACTGGCTCTGGAGGAAGCTTCACTAGTAATGTTCGATTGAAGAGTACTGTCGGCAGCTGCACGAGCTGTTTCTTCAGCGTCAATCTCAGCTTGTAAAGCGGAATCAGCAGATGCTCTTGAGCTAGCTTCAGAAGAGATAGCGTCAGCATTTGTTTTAGATTGTGCGTCAAGAGCTTCGTCAGCTGCAACCAAGTTACCTACGGAAGTAAGGTAGTTAGTAGAAGCGTTAGCAGTATAAGAACCACCAGTTCCAAGACCAGCACCACTTTGAGTAGCGTCGATTTCACTTTGTAAAGCAGAGTCAGCAGAAGTTCTCGAAGAAGCTTCAGCAGTAATGTTGCTTTGCAACGTAGTATCAGCAGACGAACGGCTTGAAGCTTCGCTGTCGATATTGCTTTGAAGGGTAGTATCAGCACTGGCTCTTGAAGAAGCTTCAGCGGTGATGTTCGTTTGCAAGACTGCTTCTGCAGCCAATGCTCTTGTTTCTTCTACAGCAATCGCAGACTTTGTAGACTGACCGATTTTATAGAATATAGATGTATTATCTACTGGCATAGTATTATATGTTTTTAGTTATTGTTAAGTATAGGATGTAACTCCTAATTAAAATTCCATCTCCTGTGTCCACTCTTCACCACCCAAGATTGCAAGAATCTCAGAGTGATTGTAAGCGTCCTTACCAGCTAAGAACGAAGGCATAACACCCTCATACTTAACAAAGGTCTTGTCCCCTGCAACATTATACCTAAGGGTAGATGCTGAGGTTTCAAGGACTTGAGAAAAGTTAACAGATGAAACATCTGCTGCGTCAATGATTACATAGTTTCTGTTCATAATTGTTATTAGCTAGGGACTGAACTTGAGAATGTAGGACCGTTAGTAAGTGTTCCATCGTTAGAACCGCTGCCTTGGTCTGTAATTGTAGTGCCACTGCCACCATCGTTTTCACCCATTCTCCACCAATTTACAGGACTGAGAGATGAGATGTCATTAGGTACTCCGCTATTGTAAATTGCTGTTACATTGGATGCGGAAAGGGCTGAGTTGAAAATAGCTACCTCATCAACCAATCCGTTCAAAAAGTTACTCGCTCCATTAAAAGACCCTATTACAGGATTTGAAACGCTAGTAGGTTGAGGTACACTAGGAGAAGAAGCACTAAAAGAACCATTAATGTACATTGTACTTGTGCCTGTCGTATCGACTGAAATACAACCATGTACCCATGAACCCACATTACTATATGGAGAGGGTTGAATTATCCTACCCGCTCCATTAACGTAAAGTTCTAGTCCTACCTGTGTAGTTCTAGGTCTAAAGTATATTTGCAAATTACTACCAGCAGTAAAAATTTCTTGATAACTTCCAACCACATCTAAGTTGTACCACATGCTTATCGTGTAGGCAGTACCTGTAAATGTGCTTAATACACCATTGGGGAGTTGAATGTAGTCATTAGTACCATCAAAGCTTACGCTGTATGCATTACTGTAAGAACTCAAAGTACCGTCGGAAACAATCTCCGTCCAGGACGAACCATTCCAAACTACGATCTTATTAGTATCTGTTTCAAAGTAAGCTTCCCCTGCTGTAGGAGATGCTGGGCGAGTGGAAGATGTAACTGTATTTAAAGTAGCCATTTCTTATAGTTCCTCAAGTTCTTGTGTCCAAGCTTCACCGTTTAATACGGTAAGCATAGCAGTGTGTGAAAGTGTATCTTTACCGTATAGGCTTCTAGGTTTAGCTCCTTCATATTTAACAAAGGTTTCTGAACCGTCTACGCTATAACGAAGAGTATCTACACTCGTTTCTAGTACATCATCAAAGTTAACAGAGTCCACTTCGGATGCGTTTAATATTACATATTGTCTGCTCATAGTATTTTAAAAGTTAGGAAGGTACGCTTGAGGAGAAGGTAGGACCATTTGTGAGTGTACCGTCGTTACCTCCGCTACCTTGGTCTGTGATTGTAGTACCTGTTCCGCTATCGTTATCTCCCATTCTCCACCAACCGACAGGAGAGTACGAAGTTAAGTCAGCAGGGACTCCTGAGTTGTAGATTGCTGTAACATCCGAGGATGATAATGTAGAGGTGAAAAGAGCAACCTCGTCTATAAGTTTTTGACCGTCAGGTATGCTGTAATGAGGCACTCTACCTATTTGAAAATTAGTACCTGCATCGCTGCTAGTTGTGTCACCGTGGTCTACTGTACTTTGTAAGCTGCCATCAAGATACAGTTTAGAACCACTCGCCTCAAAAGTACAAACGATGTGATGCCAAGCTCCCAATGTGGGTATTGTAATTGGGTGGGAAAGATTGGAAACCCAAGAGTGAACATACATATTTCCGTCGCTCCAATGATAAGCGGAAGTTCCTACTCCTCCACCAATCAGACCTACTTTACCTGTCGCACTAGTTTTATACCAAAATGAATATGACGCATTAGCTACGCTGTTGATTGCTGTGACATTACCTGCATCCATATAATCATTAGTGCCATCAAAGTCTACGCTGTAGTCGTTACTAAAGGAACTAGCTTCATCTGCAAACTTCCTCCAGTTACCGCTATCATATACAACAAGAGCACCTGCGTCCGTACTACCTGCTGCTTTCATGTATATCTCTCCGTTCTTACCTATCCCATTAGTAACAATCGCAGATTGCTGGGAGTCATTAATTAATGCTATATCGCTCATATTATATTGTTTTAAGAGTTGTTGAATTGATACCAAGTTCCTCCGTTATAAACGTAGAAGTCAGCGGAGTCAGAACCAAAAAACAAAGTGCCGTTAGCATCTCCTGTTCTTGTGGTAATATCGGATTCAAGTGCAACTGTTGGTGTTGTTGTGTCAGTGTCTATTCCTAGTACAGCTTTAATAAAATCACCTGTTGCATCAGTCTTGTCGACTTTATCATCAAGTTTGCTTTTAACTACTGTACCGATCTGTTGTAGAATGTTTGCCATTGTGTGTTTAGTTTTAAGTTATAATTAAAGAAGTGTCAAAGTTATTGAGCGTGTACCCAACCACTACTTGTATAAACATAGAGTTTACTCGTGTCTGTAGCAAAAGCCATCGCTCCTAGTTCATCTCCAGTCCTAGCTTGGATGTTGCTGTCTGTGTCTAATATAGCTTTGTTTGATAGAGTTGTTAAAACGTTTCTTACTGCTTGTCCCATTTGATACCATACGCTCATTATTTATATTCATTTTAGTTGGTTAATCCTGACGTATAATCATCCATGTCACCTAATTCGCCACGAAGATTACTAAGGTCTGTTTCTACTGAGTGTAAGCTAACTTGAGAAGCAGAACCAAACACATCATCGTTTTGAAGAATGATATTTCCAGTTCTCCCTGCGACAGTCTGCACTGGTCCAAGATAGGTAAGACTGTTCCAAGTAGTGACACCGTCCCCCAATTTGACACGCTTATTAGTTAAGTCAATCCCAAATTCACCAGCTAGTAAAACAGGGTTAGTGGATTCCCACAAAGAGGATTCTCCTCTTCTAAGTTGTATTCGTTTCGTAAAGTTAGGCATCAATTAATCCTCCGTCAAATATATCAGTTTCCTCCATTACTGGAGCACCACCGTCTAAGATGGCAAAGAAAGGTTCATTCTCTAAGGATTCTACTTGTGATTCTAAAGTATCTGCTTTTTCTTTGTTGTCCGTAGCTACCGCACCAGCAGACGCAGCGATAGTCCTACTTTGAAAAGTAAGAGGGTGAACACGGACTACAGGTCTTCTAGGCATCTAACACTTCCACCTTCTAAGGGCTAAAGCTTTTCTAGTAGGTCTGCCTTTAGAGTCTTTCATTGGTCCTTTGTTACCACTCATGCGAGCACAGAAGGAACGCTTACGAGGACCACCACCAGGTTGAGGGGCTTTTAATTTAGACCCAGTAGCTTTGTTATACTTAGCCCTGCCTTTAGCTGTGAGACCACCCTTTTTGCTCTTCTCACCTCTACCTATTGATAACGATACACTTCTCACTTTTTAAAACCACGCTTCATATTAGCGTAAGACTTAGGTGATATAGTAGACTTCTTTTTGCTACGACTAATGCCTAGCTTACGTCTTCTGTTTATATTTGCGTATAATCCTTTTTTCATCGTTTTATAAGTATCTCCATCATTCTATCTAATTTACTGTTAATCTCTTTAACGGAAGATTCAAGCCCTGTCATACGGTTTTCAACAGCAGTATCTCGTTCCCTTTGCGTCGCAAGTTCTACTTCTATCTTAGTCAATCGCTTCTCATCTGTTTCTAAGCGATCCGATAGCTTTTTTATAACCCATCCAATAGCTCCTAGAATAACAGCTAGAGCAGTGTCGAGGAAGTGTGATACTGATTCTGTCATTAGTTTTTATTAAGCTGATATTGCTGAACCTGGAGTAGCTAATACTTTCCAAGAACCACCTGCCCCAGCAGTTCCTGTGTACATCGCTAGACAAATAGAACCAGAGTTTCCATTAGATACAACTGCAACTTGACCCTCTAACGCACCATCCGCAGCTGTTAAAGCGTTCATTTCTGCTACTGTACCTCCAGCTAAAGTAATATTCCTACCAAAGACTGCAAAAGCTTGCGTACTAGGTGAATCTTGAAACCCAAACCTCAATGCTCTTGCGTTCATGGACACAGCAATTTCTGTGGGAGTGCCTATCTCATCTGTATCTTCAAAGGTTAGTTGAGTAGCAGTGCCTCTTAGTTTTATACCATTAGATTCAATTGTAACAACTTCAGGAATTGGAGTACCACCTGATGTATCACCAGCACACAACCCTAATGAATTATGACCTTCGATCCTAGCTCTTGAAGTGTGAACTGCATCCAATGTAGTAATATCATCACTTACAACTCTAAGATCATAATCATCAGTGCTTGGGTTTTTTAAATCGATAAAAGCTTTAAAACCAGCAGCCCCACCTATTTCCATGTTTACATTACCTGTGGCACTAGTCAGTGCTAAACTACTGTCACCGTTCTGTACTGCACTATCAGCTAACAAACCTTGAGCCGCTGTAGCAAAATCTCCTGTATTATTAGCAGCAGCAGTACCTGCGTCACTAATAGTAGATAGGGTTTGAGAACCTGTATGATTAGCTCGTGCTAATAAAGTAGCGTCACTAGAGTTAACTGTTGCACCTGTTGCAATACCTGCAAGCTTAGTTTGTTCAGCGTCATCATACTCATTAGTGTTTGCATTACTTTCGTAAAGAGTCTTAACATCAGCAGCAGAAGGAGAAGCACTACCGTTAGCAGCTGCTGTGATCCTTCCTTGTGCGTCTACTGTAAGATTAGTGGCAGTGTAAGCTCCTGGAGTAACAGCAGTGTTAGCAAGCTTGTCAGCAGTGATAGCATCATCATCGATCTTGTCTGTAGTAATTGCAGAAGAAGCAATGTTAACAGTATCGATAGGACCACCTGCAACACCTGTAGCTAAAGAAGTAGCAATCTCAGCGTCTACATAAGTCTTATTCGTAGCGTGACTACCACTAGCAGGGGAAATTAACCCTGTAACTTTATCAACGTTTTGAATATCATTTGTTTGCATATCCAAGTTACCTGACATCGAATCTCCACTCTTGTTAACTTGAAGAGCGTCTTGATCATCTACATAACCTTTACGAGCAGAGTGATCACTACTAAGAGGAGCACCTAAACCACTGACCATGTTACCACCCATAGCCAAGTCACCTGTCATATTGTCACCTGCTTTGGTAACTTGTAGTGCGTCTTGACCGTCTACATAAGTCTTGTTAGTTAAATCATTACCAGTACCAGGGACAGCAGATGAGGTAACCTTATTACCACCCATGTCCAAGTTACCTGTCATCGTATCACCAGCTACATCAACAAAGGTAGTATCTGCGTAGTTCTTAGTTACTGCATCTTGTGGGTTTGTAGGATCAGCTAGGTTTTTAATCTTAGCTAAATCAGCGTCATAGTTCCCATCAACAGGGTCTTTAGTCATTGTGTTCTTACCACTACCCTCTTCAATCTCTTCGCTAAGATATAAGTTGTGTAAGTAAGCACGGTCTAGTTCTACTTCAGTAAGTACACTACCATTCTCAAAGTCTACAAGAGCGGTGTCAGATGCACTGTCTCTCTTAATCCTTATCCTAGCACCAGTCTCAGGAGCAGAAGAAAACCTAATAAGAGCAGAAGGAGATGTAATAATAGAATAATCTCCTGTAGAAACAGTATAAAACTTACCTCCTGGAGAATCAACTGTTGAATCGTCTAGCTGTACAACTACGTGAGTGTCATCAAGATAAGGAAATGAGAATGCAAAGTCCGTCTGACTTGCTCCAACTGTGTAGTCTACGTATGTATTAGCCATGGTAATCTATTATTAGTTTGTTTGTGATAAAAGTTCAAGCACTTCTTGTCTGTTAACACCTTGCCTGTTAAGTTTTAAAGCACGATCTACAATATTTATTTGTGATGCTACATCAGGAAATTCTTTTAACATTTCTCTTTTAGCTGTTTTTCTGTATCGTCTTAACACTTTAGTTATCTCTTGTACTCTAGGACTATCAACACCTACTTCAGCAGAAAAACCAGGAAGTCTTTGATATTGAGCAGAGTTAATCAATCGTTTTAAAGTCTGTCTTAAAGTACGTCCACCTACTGTTACTGTTTGTAATAGATCAAGACTTCTATCGTAAGCAGTTCTTCCTTTATTGTTAACAAAGTTTAATAAATCAACATTACCGTTTGATACTTTAGGACTAGGTTGCCTGAACGCATATTGTAAGTCTGCCATTTCCTGTAATACTTCATCATCTTTTTCTTTTGAAGTAGCTACAGGATTAATGAATCCCATTGTACCGTAATCAATTATTTTCTCTTCTCCTAATATATTTCGTCTAGGATCAAGCATATCTCTACCTCCAGGCATTTTTTTCAAAACAGCATCCGCAATACTCCTCACTTCTCTCATAGATTGCTTATCATAGTCTTGCATTTGAGAAAGTACATTAGGAACAAAAGAACTAACATAGTTTCTACCTAACTTCTCTCCAAATCTTTCTGGGTCTTTGAATGCATCTGCCCATAACTGAACACCAGCTAGGTAAGATTTATTACCTACATTACGAGCTAGAGCTGTTGCCATTGCTATACCTACTTGCTCCAATCCTTCTTCGTTAGCTTCTTGATTTTCCTTCATCATCTCACTCATATCAGCACTGATGCCTAGTAAAGTAGCGATTGGGTCTAACCGTTGGTAACTGTAATATGTATCACCCATTTTTATGCTGTAAGGTCTCCAACCAGTCTCCGCTAGTATCTTCTTTTGCTTCTCATCTTTAGGTCCGCCTCCTGTAACGGTTGGAAATGTGTTATTATTATTAAACACCATGTCGTAAAACAAACCAGCAGCTGTAAAAGCTGTTACAATCTTACCTCTAGCTGCTGCTTTAACTACAGGATCACTAGACTTCAATCCTTCTCTCATAGCTTCCGCTTCTGCCCTTAATCCTGGTACATTCAATTTTTTATTTGTACCTGGAATCCTGTAAGGCAATCCCAAGGGAGACCTCTCTAAAGCAAAACTTAAAAGATTTGAAGGAGTACGAACAAAAGGTAGAACAAATCTAGCAAACGCAAAGTTCTTTGTTAGGTTTTGTATGCCTTTTCCTAAAGTCCCTTCTTCTAACTCTCTAGTGTGTGTGAAGTATTTAGCTTCTTCTAGAGCATAAGCTGCAAGGTTAGAAGCGTCCTCATCAAAGTTATCGTCAACATACTTCTTAATGTGAGCAGCTCTTTTCTTAGCGAACTTTTGACCTATTAAACCTAAGTCATCAGCTTGCTTTACAGCTTCTCTTATTAAAGCTTCTTCAGACATAACCTGTCCACCAACAGTCACTACTTTACTTAGTTTATCTTCAACATATTTAGCTATGCCTTTAGAGTCAGAGATACCTGAGTTAATTGCTTCCATACCTGCTTTTAATCGAGCAGCTCTTCTAAAAGCTATTTGTTTAAAGAATTCATCCCCAGTCAACAAACCCCTTGCAGGGAGATTAATTACTGTGCCTAATGTGTTTATAGCATTTCTGTCTATATTTTTACTGCCTTTACCTAAAGGATCAAAATCAATAGACTCACCTATAGCTTGCCTAGATGTTTCCATTGTTCTACTGCCTACATCTAATACTTCTCTTCCTGTTATTAATGTTTTTCCAGCAGCTGAAAAAGCCTCACGATATAAATTCCAGTCAAAACTAAGTGCTAACGCAGCTTTAGCTAATGGCATGTTTCCACTAATAACCGCACCTGCTGTCATCTCTGCTGCACCTAACGCCTGAGTTAAAAGATTACCTAGTAAGTTGACAGCTTGTGTTCTAGGTCCACTAAGGATGGAGTTAATCCAATATTCAGTGGTCATGTCTAACAAGCTTTTTCCTTGTGCCTTTTTGGCTATCCCTAATACTTTTTTTATAGTAGCTTCAGGGTTATTAGGATCGTACATCTCTTTTATAAGCTTAACAGCTTTCTTAGGAGACATCCCACCTGCTTGGTTGTTAATAAATTCTCTTACAAGAGCAGTGTTCTGTAGCTCGCTTTTCTCTAACCCTATCTTTCTAGATATAGGTTTCTTCTGTCTACGCATAGCAAGATTCTTAGAATCCTCAGAACCCATCTGTCTGTAGTAATCGTATATCTCTACAAACTCACTCAACTGATTTCTCAATGCTGCTTCTGATTGTAAGCTTTCTGTATCTTCAAACTGTTTAACAGCTTTCATTAAGCGTTCGTTAGAACCTTTTAACAAGTCTTTGAATATCTCGCTTTCTATACGAATCTTCCTACGATCTTTAATGGACTGAGCACCCATTTCAAACAGAGCTGCAAACTCTTCATCTAAAGCATCAGCAGGTGCTTCATCAAACTTCTTTAATAACTCAGGATTATTAGCGTACTTTTCTGTTAGTATCTTATGAGCTGAGTCAATATCACCTACAACTTCTAAACGAGGTAGAGTAGGACTTTCTCCTTTTAACACAGCGTTTGTCCATTGCTGCCACTCAGGGTCTGTCTTTATCTTAGGTTTAAAGTCAGGCATCTCAGCAAAAGTTTTACCAAAATCTAAAGGTGCTTCTGCTCTCTTAGTTACATTACGCTGTTTAAGGAAGTCGTTAAATATCTTCTGCCTTTGGTCTATACCTAACTTAGATTTTAAAGAAGCAAACATATCCTTGAACATGATCGCTACTTCTTGTGCTATTCTTTTAAGTGTACCTGAAGGAGCTAAATCTTTCTCGTCTAACTTCTTCAAGAAAGCATCAGTCATTTCCTCTGCAAAGTATTCGTCTACATCTTTAAACCTATAGTTCTCAGAGGTGTGTTTACCTTTAAGAAATCTTTCTAGTTCTTTAGGTATTGTTTTTTTAAGCAAGGAAGAAGGATCAACAGTGTCATCTAAATCAACTCCAAAACTTCTGATGTAATCTCTCCTAGCTTTATCAAACTGTTTAGTTAAAGAAGTAACATCTGTCTTAGGAAGATAACGACTAAGTCCATGCCAAAGCTCGTGGACCATAGTACGCTTAATACCACCCTCGTCTATAACAGACTGCCTTATTTGTAGTAGGTTGTTACCAAAGTTATAACGACCAGCAGATGGTATCTTGTTAGTGACGGATAACGATACATCACCAAACAACCGCTTACCCATCACATCAATGAACTTTTCAACATCAGCTACATCTTGTGGGTCTGCTCCCTTTATAGGGAACTTCTTCATTAACCTGCTTTTTAGAGTGTCAGCACCTTTAGGAATAATATCCATCATGGCTTCCTCTTCGTAGGTCTTAAACGGTCTAGGTGTTCTTTCTACAGTAGCGTCAAAGTCTTCTAAAGTTTCGTCTAGTTCTTCTACTCTTTCTTGTAGTTCTCTTTCTTCTGCTACTCTTACTCTATCCTTTACATCAGCAGTCCTAACATCACCTAACACACGAAGATCAGCTTCTTTACCTTCTATACGGTTTTCAAGCATAGATATTCTAGTCTCATCAGCACTAGTTGCTTTGCCTTCTTCTTTTTTCTTTAACAGTTCATCAAGCCTAGTTTTATCTTGGTCTAGTTCTTTTTGGATTAGGGATGTATCTTCCTTGAACTCAGGTATATCAGCAAAATCCTTACCGCCTCCTAGAGAATCTGAAGTAGCTTTATTAACCTCATCAGCACCACCACCGTCTACATCTCTTACTTTCTTACCTGCCTTCAAAGCTCTGAGAGACTTCATAAACAAAGTAACAGTCCCTCCGATAGCACCTTCAAGAATCAAGCCTTCTAGTACATTCTTCAACCTGCCTTCTACTTCAGACTCGTTTGCATCGTGTGCCAAGAACTCAGTAACTGGATTCTGTAACTCAGGGAATTGTTGTATGAGATTAGACAATCTATCTTCTTGTCCTTTGAACGCTACAAAATCAGTAACAGCACCAGCAGCTACACCTCTAGCAACAGTACCTGCTTTAGCTAACGCACCTATTTTACCAGCTGCACCAAAGATAGGAACGAACCCTGAAGCAAACTGAGCTACACCCTCTACTAAAGAACCTGCTGTAGTTTTAGAAGTACCTAAGAAACGAGTGTCCAAGTCAGGCAGTACATCAAACGCAATCATGTCAGCTAGATTATACGCACCATTAAGCATTCCCTCTATGCCCCTAAAAGGAGCTAAAGCTATATCTCCAGCGTAGTCAAAAAAATCTAAATCTTCTTCCTTTTCTTTTTCTTGTACTTGAGGTGCTTTTTGTGTTTGCTGTTTAGGGAGAGTATCAGAACCTCCTAATCCTATAGTTGCTGTAGGGTCTCTCAGTAATTCTTCTTCTGTTTCTTCCATAATAATAAAAACTAAAATCCAAAAGGATTAATTAAATTTTGAGGTCTTGCTGAAACTGATCGTTCAAATCGTGGATAAGTACGCTTACTCTTTTCGTACCTTTCTAATAATTTTTTCTGTTCGTTAAGAAAACTATCTACATCATCTCCTCGTCCTATTAGTTCAGCTTTTTCTTTAATTGATTCCGTAGTAGATAAACCCATTTTAATCTCTTTATATGTTAGTATAGGAAAAATTTTAGCGTCTAAAGCTCTAGGATTAAATCGCTCACCTTCAGGTAACAGACCGTCTCGTAAGGTTTCTAGATCAGTATAATAACCTAAATAAATAGAACTCTTTTTATACAGCATTTTAACTTCTTCAGCAGCTTCTTCGGTCATGTATATTTCCACATCAGCTAAAGGATCAAACCCTGTAGTGGAAAACCTTTGTACAGAAACAGGTTTCCTTTTGTATGCTTTGTCTAATAGATCAGTAAAATCAAGATCACCTAGTTTTTTATAAGCTTTGTTCTGTTCTTTAACATCTTCTATTTCTGTGTTGCCTAAAACTGCAATGTAATTTTCTGCCTTCTCTTTTTCTGTTAATGCATTAAACCCTAGCTTTTTCCAAAAGGAATCTTCTATTACTTTTTCATTACCTGCTTCGGTTTTAGTTGCTTGAAGTAAGTCATTTTTTTCTTTTTCTACTTTAGCGATTTTTTCGTATTCTTCTCTTAAATTCTTCTGTGTTGTTTTGTAAAGTTTTCTCGCAAAAGGAGTTAACTTATTCTTTATTTTTACAGGATCAAAATCTTCTGACTCTGCTGCTAATCGTTGTGCTTCTTCTTGTAGTTCATTATTAAAATCATTTGCAACATCAAATAGAATATTTGGGTTGTCATCTATTATATTTTGAATGTCAGAGTATTCGCTTCTAAGTGTTTCTGATATTCCTGTTGTTATGTTTGTTTCATTTTTAGCGTTAAATAAATCGGAAAACTCGTTACGAGACGCATTATAACTAGTATCAGCTGCTCTCTTTTCTGGGCTTCTATAATTATTTACTTCGTAAATTACACTTCTCCTAAGTTTTCTTTGAGTCGCTGAGGATAAACGAACACCGTTACTGTCTTCGTATGTCTCGCCTACTAAATCTATTAATTCATTAACATTGTTTACAGGCTTACCGTTAAATTCTGTTACTGTCTTTTTTTCGTTAAGATCAAAAATAGCTATTCCAATTTGTGCTTCTAGTTCCTTAGCTATATTAACTTGATCCCTGTCATTTCTATCTTCCGATTGTTCTGCTACATCATCAATGAAGTCATCTAATTCATCTTGTTCCATCTCGGTCATCTTAGCTGTACCAAACTTTAAATTAGAAGCAGCCCATATCCTAAGTTCCTCTGCTTCATCTTGCATTCCATTACGAGCTAAAGAACCTAACGCTCCTTTAAGTATTGCTCTTTGTTCTTTAGCGTTATGAGCATTTGATCCTTCCCATATCTTTTTAAAATCTTCAGTGTAAGAACCGTCTGATATACCGCCAGTAACAAGAGTGTTTGTATCTTTAAGATTATCTATGAAATCATATAAACCAGCAGTAGTCGCAAATCCTTGTTCTCTTCTTTCCTCTGCTGACATCTTCCTGTCAAAGTTAATTTTTAAATTAGGTGTTACTCTATTAAGAGACTGCTGTAAACCTCCTTGAGATAACAATGAATCTCTTAACAAAGGATTTTTACTTATATACTCATCTCTAAGTTCTGCTATGATTTGATCTGCATCTTCATCTCCGACTTCAGGATTCTCTAACCTAGTAGTTATCTGAGATATTAAATCTCTACTTGATAAGTTACCCACTGCCTCTAGTTTTCTCTTCCGATTAACAGGAGAAGTAAGCCAACTCATTACCCCTTTTCTAGACAGCTTATCAAACTCTCCCTCTGTCTTTTGGAGCATCGCTTGAAACTCTTCAGGACTCTGCTTTGATAACTCATCTTCAAATTGTTCTGCTTCTATATCAGCTACCTGTGTGTACTGTTGCAATATAGGATTAACCTGTGACAAAGCATCAGCAAGGTCCATCAACTTATTCCTACCAGCTCTACGCTGACCTACACTGTATTGACCTGCTCTTTGAATAGTAGGTTGTAAACCTGGAACTGCATCACCTAACCCTTGTACTTGTACTCGTTCTGCCATTATCTTCCTCCAAATAAAGAGTAACCACCAGGAGCCATCGTACCTCCTGAACCTCCTCTATAAGTACCTGCTGTGGTTTGGGTTATTCCTGTTGTTGATGTACCTGCCATTCTACTGCTAATACCCTGACCTGCTGCATATCCACTAAGTCCACCGCTAACAGCTTGTAACCCTGATACTAATAAGCTAGGTCTGTTAATAGGTTGTTGAATGCCAATAAGTCTTTGTTGAGAAGCTAGTCCAGCTTGTTCTAATCCTAGCTGTGTACCTACTCCTGTTAACTCTTGTTGTCTTAAAGTAGCTGCTCTATACCCTGCTTCCTGCCTAGAGTAGTCATCCATTAAAGCTTGTACACTAGCACCTGCAACACCTGCTTCCCCTGCTGAAACTCTCGCTCTAGCTAAAGCTTCTTGGGACTTCTTACTAACTTGTTGTAGTTCCCTAGCAGTAGCTTCTTGTTGTTGTGCTTGTTGCATACGGATAGAGGATTGCTCTTGTAACGCTCTTTGACGCTCCGCTGCTGCCGACTGTGCTTGATACGCTGCTTGTGCTTTAGCTTGTTGTCTTTGCCCTGCATACCCTGCACCTGCTGATGCTACTCCTACTATCGCTCCTATTGTTGCTGGGTCACACATATTATTTCCTCTCTATCTTAAATGACTTATAACCAGGGATATTGCAATCCTCAAAACTAGCACCTAACCATTTCAACCATCTCATACTTAGTGTGTTCGCTTCCATTATATAATTTGTTAAGTAGTCAAAGTCTCCCATCAAGTCATCTATCCACATCTGTGATTCCTTAACAAACTTCTTCTTTATCTTATAAAAGTTTCTCGTACCTAGCAACCAACAAACTCCGATGTTATCTCTCGGACTAACTCCGAAGCAAGCTAACAGTCCGTCTTGATCTGTCTTGACGCTATAGCATTTACTACTTGATTCAAACGATCCGTACACAGCATCTCTAGGGTGGTGCATTAGACCGATACATTCCATCATGTCCTCTTCTCGTAAGTCATCATATAACAAAGGAGCGTCTTCAAGTGCTTTTGCTTTTTCTATCTTAACCTCCATAGCGTCTACTCCTTGATATGATTGTTGATTCAAACTCAGCTGATAGTAACTTCACTGGTAAAGCACTAGAAGATTTAATCTCGATAGTGGCATCATTAGGTTGAGCTTGTACAGCAAACTTAAAGAATCCAGTCTCAGGTGTGAATTTATTAAGGGTACTGACAGAGGCTAACAAAGCTGGGTTATAGGTGTAAGTGTATGTATCTCTAAACTTAGGTGTTACTTCTACGTTGAAGTGTCCAGTCTCTGAGTATTCAATACTACCGTTACGAATTGTTTGATAAGTATAATCAGATGCAGATCGACCACCTCTCTCTGTAGGTTGCTTTAAGTTCTGCTTAGAGAACCTGTATAACATATCGTATTCGTATCCTATAAAGTAATCATACACACTTAGGTACTCATAGCTGTTCTCGCTCCATACAGGTGCTACATCAACTTCTACAGTAGGTTGCCAATAGTTAGTATCTGTAGGAAGGATGGATGCGGAGGAGGTGTGTCCTTGAACGCACTTATATAACGCTTTAAAATTATAAACAACAGCTAAAGCCCAAGCGTCCGCTACTATAGTTGTCGTTATCTTCTCCCAATAACTCTCCCAGTCAACTCCCACTCCTGGTTCTTTATTTGCGTCTGAGGTGTGTCCTTGAGTGCATATATATGTATCACCGTTATTAGTTACATGACTAGAATAGTTTACATAATTAGCTAACTTACCATCAATCAAGATAGTGATTTCATTAACAGAGTGAGGTGTTACTACTTTCTTTGTTCCGTTCTTAGAGTAGATAGCCATGCCACTTTTAAACAAAAAGCCATTTCTAAACCTAACATAAGTAACATCAGTATAATTAACTCCGTCAAAGCTTTGAGGTGTAGGACTGCTTGGCTTAGTGTAGGTTATAGTTTGTACGTAAGCGCTGTCACTTTGTATCCTACTGTCTAACAATAAAGCATAGTCTCTACCTGTTTCTGCTAAACCATTCTCCATTGGTATCTGTTCTAAGTAAGTACCGTCACTATCTGTTGTAATGATATGCAAAGTAGATTCAATAAACTTAAAACTTCTCACTTCTCTAGCAAAAGTAAACGACATCCATGAACTCTGTATCTTCTCTCTGCCTTGCCAAAAGTACTTATATACAAACAACTTCTTATAGTCGCTGTCTGATTGTACAACTATCATGTTCTCTGCTGCACTACCTTCCATCCTTACGATGTTAGAGGGTATGTACTTATTAACTTGTTCTGTTATCTCAGCTGCTCCGTAGGTCTCTGTGTTATTATCCACAGTGTACTCTAACAATCCTTCAAAGCTATTCCTTTTAAAGTTAAAGTATATGTGACTACTAAGTGCTAACGGTCTAATGCTTTCCGCTACATCGTACTCAGTGACTGGAGATATTGTAACTGTCTTAGGTGTTAACAAGTCTGCACCTCTCAATACAAACTGTGTCTTAGCAGAGAACAACATTAGCTTCTCTTGGAACGCTTGTGCGTATTTAAGTAAGCTTATCTTAGTGTGTGATATTCCTACATCTATAGGAGCAGAGTCAAGTAGAGACTGTGTTGTGGTCCTGAAGAAATTAAAGTATTCATCTGCTTCAGAGAACACTACCGAGTCATCAGTTAACAGTCCTAGTCTATTCTTAAAGAAGAAGATGTCATTGATTTTATAGTTAACAAAAGAAGGGAATGGATTAGTGTTATCGTCACCTGCTGTTCTAGCTCCCCAATCAACTGTCTTCAAAGTAAAGCTTGTTATCTTACCTGTCGCTTGGTCAGGGATTAGTTGCACAGGCATTGTGTCTTTATTTAAAAAAGTATCTATTCCTGTTATGCTTCCTTTGTTTGTTCCGTCTTGATACCATCCTGGTTCTTCTACCCAACTACCTTCTCCAAAGTCTTCGTTATCTTTAGTCTTAAACCTTACATAGTAATCATCTTGTTCTAGGTCTGTGTCTCCTATTATTTTAACTCGGAAGCTATTAAAACAAGATTTAGGGAGATCAGTAATATTATCTACTTCTTTATAAATAACACCTAATCCTTGATCTGCTAATCCATCAGAAACCCTGACCATGAAATCTGTGTCTGATGATATTTTTATAATACTGCTGTTTCTTTCTACGGTAAATTTTGTAGTAGTACCTGCAACAGTGGCAGAGTCTATAGTAGGCATCACGACACCTGGAGTTAAATAGTTTAGGTCTCCTGAATTAAGTGTTTCGTCACCATACCACTGATGGACAGCTGTCCATCTCACAGTTATTAACATTCCAGATTGTGTTCCTGTATTATAAGCAGCAGTAGAAACAGTACTGTCATAACCTGTTCCTTTTTGAGTTAAAGTAGAACCAGTTACTATGCCGTCAACAACAGTTAAAGTTCCACCTGCACCTGATCCTATCTTTACTCCTGCGTCAAATTGGTCTACATGAAATGTAGTTATAGGAGTGCAGTAGCGTCTGAGATTAGATGATGGACCTAAACCTGATCCTCCCGATAAAGCAAAAACTTCTAAAGTACCTGCCCCAGTTATGTAAGTATCTAAACAAGTGGTAAGGTCTCTTGCGATAAACTCCGTATCAGCGTGGTTACCTTTTGGGTCTACATCTGCTGGACCACTTACGTAAGTAGAAGCTTGCACCCCTGTATTACCATGACTGCTTGATGAATAATCGTGATGGTCACCTAAGCTGCTATCAAAAGGGACTAAGAGTCCATCTAGGTGTATGCTATAAGTCTTCTCGTAGTCTCCTAGTTTAACAAAGATTAAAGCATCGTGCTCTAACGGTTGAGTTTTTAAATCAGCTGTTGTCTCTTTATCTACCGTCTTAGCCTTGTTAACAATAAAGGTAGAGTCTGCTATGGTTAAAGCTGTAAGGTCTTTAAGAGGATTGCCTGCGATAGAAACAGCGACATAAGTACCAGCGGTAGCATCTTCAATAATTATATCCATCTCACCATCGCTAATGTTATCGACAGTTAGGTCTCTTGCTTTTAATCCGTTAACAGAGTCATACGTAATAACATATTTATTCTGTTCATCTCTATCTACATAGTGACTAAATAAATCAGAGCTAATATTAGCACCTAATCCAGTATCATAGGAAAACCTAGAATTAGGTCTTTTTACTAATCCCTCTACTACAGTTGACCAAGCATTAACTTGTTCATCACATTGTCCAGGGTATCTTAAATTGTCAGGCTGTTGTGATACACCTTGGGCAAGGTTAGGAATGCTAGTGTTAAGCAAAGGCATTATCTGTCAAGCACTCGCAGTACGCTATAGTTATCGAAGATAGTCCTGTCAGCATTCTCAGAGTCACTTTCAATAGCTCTTGCTTTCGCTTCTATCTCATCTCTTAAAGCAAACCCTTCTATCTCTCGACTGCCTAAGAACCTAGCAGCAAAGATGCGAGCAGATTTAACAGATATGTAATGTCTAAATTGTTCAGGTAGTTCTTCAAACTGTAACTCAAAAGTAATAATAGCTTTCAAGTCTTTGGTCCAAGTATCCCTGTGGTTTTTCCTGTCGTATAGCTTGAGACCTCGTTGTACAGGATCAGTGTCCGTGTTTAACTCAGGGTCTAAGTCTACCTTTAAAGTATTAACAGGAAGAGTAATCCTACTTGTAACAGAATCAGGAACAAGTGGGTAATCATACTCTGTGTTGAAATGCCATCCTTCTGATTGGATAGCTTTGCTGGTTTCTTCTAATGCATGGACTGCCTGTGTAACGGTAACAGGAACACTAGTTCCACTTAAAGTATTAACAGGTGATTCTCCTATTACAGAGATCATAATGTTTACCGCTTCCAGTTTAGTTGTCAGTGCCATAGCTTTTCTTTATAAATAAAAATATCGGTGGAGGGTGCGGAACGAATCACAGACCACCCAACACCGAAGAGAGAACTATTTCTGTAATTCGATAGCACACTCAGGACGGAGAACTCCGTGACCCATAGCATACTTAGCAACAAAAAGTGTTCCTTGACGCTCGATTTGATACTCGCTTTCAGTAGCAAGATCAAGAAGCTTAACTGTTCCGACAGCAGCCGAATGAGCAACAACACCTAAAGTGTTTGTGAAGTTACCATTGTAACCTGCTCCACCTGCTCCGAAGACATCATTGCTAGAAGCACCGTCTCCAGAAGTAACAGCTGATAAGTCAGTCGAAGGGATGTGATTACTCTTGTAGATCGTGATACCTGCAACTTGAGGGATTGATCCTGAAGCAATACTTCCTACTCCTCCAACGTCTTTATTGACAGCTGAAGTAGAGATAGCCAACGCACCAGCACCACCAGTTATTAACTTGTAATACTCTTGAGGGCGAAGTACGCAGAAACGTCCGTCACTAGGTACGTCGTTTTCGTCGAGCTTCTGAGCAGCAGTGAATAAAGCAGCAACAAGTTCTGCTCCTGTTGGATCAGTGTTGTCAGCGTCATCAGTTGAGTCAGCTCCGTCTCCCATTGCGTTAGCAGAAACGTCGAGGATTCCTCCGACTTTACCACCAGTAACAGCAGCAGCTGAACGAGCAGAAGCGATGAATACTTTAGCAATAGCAGTATCGAAACGTACAGCAAGAGCCTTACCCAACTCGTTAGCGTAAACGCTGCGGATGTCGTAGTGATTCTTTACGTCGTCGATGTTAGCCAAGAAGGTAGAAGCAAGTAACATCTTATCGATGGTGATTACTTTCTCTGCTTTCTTGATGTCGCTCAAGTATGAGTTGCCACCGTCAGCGATGTTTTCGCCAGGTGTGTGGTAGTCAGCGGAAGCTACGCCAGTTACTGGGAACTGAGCTGATTTACCGTTTTCGATTGTGCGAACAGTATGTAGTGGTTTGAAAATGTTTGACTCCTCAAAGGTCTGCAAGATTTCTCCGCTGAACTTTTTAAGAAACAAAGCATCTACGTCACCTGAACTATTAACTTGTCCTACACGTGAGGGGGATGTATCTCCATTAGCCATGATATATTATCTCCTTATGTATTTTGTTATTAATGTTTGTGTATTTGTTTTGCGACTTTCGTTGTAACCTTCGTTCGAGATTGTCCACCGCAGTGGGTCTTGACATTAGTTATACTAATTGTCTATTAAAGTAAGTTAAGTATTATAATTCCACCTAAACATAGAACAGTCAAGACAATAGCTTTCTCCTTCTTGTCCAAGTTATTATAAATTCTTTTTAGTCTTCTTAGTTGATTTATCATTATTGTTAGATTTTTTCTGCACATATCTAGTATAAAAGATAGGTACGATGTTCCAAAGTATTACACCTACTAGGCATAGTTTTAAAAAACCATAGACTTCATCTAACATATTGTCAAAGAAACCATTAGTCATACTCTCATCTAACTGCTGTTGTACAAGTTCCTGTACATCTCCTTCGGATATAGCTTTTACTTTGTTAGCTAATCCCTTGTTCTCTTCCATTAACTTAGCACCCTCTCCTAGTCCCCATCCAAGGGCAGCACCACCAGCAGCAGGACCAGGACCACCAAGACTACCAATAGTTGCACCACCTACACTACCTGCTAACGGATAAAAAGAAGCCTTGGAACATCCACCCAAAAGAACCAGAACCAACACTGGCAAGAAAAAAGATGGAGTCCAAGGCTTCATATATATGAACCAACCAAATAAAATTATAGGTAATTGTGACTTGCTGCTATGCGTCTGTCAATCTCTTCGTGATAAGTTTTATCACCACTCTTGTATCGAGGATCAGACATTGCTCTTGCAAGTTCTTGGTTAGATTTAAAAGGCATTGATGATGAACCACTTACAGCACCTTGAACAAGCTTAGGACTAACTCCATTCTCTGCTTTGTATTGTGCATATAATCCTTTAGTAGCTAGCCTTGCTTGGTCGACTGTACCGTTTTGTACGATGTCATCAAAGGTATTTACTTCTTCAGGTGATAAGTTATTAGCTGCCCACTCTGCCATCTGATCCCAGTTACCATCAGCTACAGCTTTGATACTACCTTCTTCACTTTGTTGCAGTGCTTGTTGTCCAGCTGCGTAGCTATCTACTAACTCTTTCGGTAACCCAACTTCAGCAAGATTCTTATAGGTCTCTTCAGATATAACACCGTCATTCTCAAAGAACTCTTTGCTAGCTTCCACGATAACATCATTAGTATTACTGTCTTCCTTTGTGGTGTCATCTTGTTCCTCTGTTGATTGTTGTTCTTCTTCTTGTTCTTGTTCATTCGATCCCAATTTTCCTTCCAACTCAATATATGACTTTGCCATAGCTTCAGCAGATGCGAATTTCTCAGGCAACCATTCAGGTCTATCCTCTTGCGTTTCTTGTGCTTGTTCTTCAGGTACTGCATCAACAGCTTCTTCTGACTCAGGGTCAATCTCCTGTGGTGCTTTCTCATTTATCTCTACTCGGTGTAATTCTGCCATATCTCTCTTACTCTTCTTGTGGTTGTTGTTGTTGTTGACTACTCATGTACTGCTCTTGTGCAGCATTGATAGCAGGTGCTACAGCAGGTCCACCCAACTTCATCATCATCTCCTGTTGTTGGGCTTGCTGCATAGCTTGTTGAATTTCTTCTTGTGTCTTAATCAATCCTTCAGTCTCTATACCTAACGCTGTAGCTCTTCTCTTGAAGTAGTCAGATACGTTAACATATTCTGCAACTGCTTGAGGACCAACGATTTGATTAGCTCCTGCAAGGAATAGATCAAGCTTCTGTAAATCATTACCTCGTCCTAGTGCTTCAACACCAGTAACGATAGTAGGTTTAACAATGTCTTTAGGTAACTTAGGAAGTCTGCCTTCTTTACTCATCCTTGTCATTAACCTAGTAACGACAGGCATTTGAAACTCTTGTGATAATAAAGAATACAATCCACCAAGTGCAGCTTCTAACTCCTGAGATAACATACGTATCTCCTCTGCTGTTACTCGTTCTGCATCTCTGACTACACCACTGTTAAGTAGGAAAGCTTGAGACAATCTGTCACTGATTCCATTCATTACTCCTTGTGCAGTACGGAAGTCATTGAACTTGTTAAGCTGTAGAACAGATACATCTCCGTCACTACCTTGTACAATTGCACCGTTAGGAGATTCAGATAAAGTCTTAGCTCTAGTTGTACCGTTAGGATTAACCATGAACAATACCTTAGCTGCTGCTGCACTACCTTCGACTATCGCTTTTGTTAATGACTCTAAAGATTTAAGATCACCAATGTACTCCTCTACAAATCCTCGACCATAGTCTTCACCGTCTATCCTGGTATAACGAAGAGGTAGGAACGGAGTCTTCTCGACAGGATACCTACCCTTTGACTCTTCTATAACAATTCCTTTTACATCTTGTTGTACTACAAATTCATTTCCTTCTCTAACAACAGAGGTATATAGATCACAGCTGTTCTCTTTCTCTTGACGATAGACCTCTTCTCTTACAGACTCAGGAAGCATCATCGGAGCAACAGTCTCTTTGATAGCTATGTGAGTTACGTTACCCATTGGGTCTCTCTTAACTACATAACGATCTAATCGAAACACTCTCATCCCTCCGTCATCAGGTAGGTACAATAAAGTATTACCTGTGACCAATAGATTCTTTAACGCTTCAAACACTCCTACTCTAAATGCTTCGACTTCTACTTCTTGAGATACACTTCGTTCTACATCTGCTAATGCTTTCTCTAGGTCAGTACGCAATTGCTCTCCTCCCTCTGGTCCTAGCTCCTGCTTTGCTTTATCTAATTCATACTTGTCTATGACCAAGCGGAAGAAGGGAGCGTTAGGCGGTAACAGTGCTAACAATAACTTAGATGCTAGGTTGTTAACTCCTCTTGCTCCTACTCCTTGATATGGTGTGTAGTACTTAGTAGAGTGACTATGCCCATCGGGTGGCATTATGTAAGGTATCGTCAACTCAGATGAGGTACGACCTCTATCCAAGAATGACCAACGCTGATTCTCTAAGCTAGTATATAGCCCTTGTGCAGTTTCTTTCATTATACTCCCTCGTAATATTTCCATTCAGTTCCGTTGTACACAGCTAGAGTAGGTGTAGCTTTGTCAGTAACAAAGTAAGTCAGTCCTAGTCCAGGAGAACCTTCAGCTAGTATATAAGCTTCTGTGTTATACTCTGCTTGGAATGTTGTACTTGCTGTAGCTGCCTCATCAAATGCGTAAGTCTTTCCAAACGAAGGTCTTACGAACTTATTAGGTATAACAGTTAAGCCACTCGGAAGATTCTGAGTAGCGGTTGGAAAGGTAAGCGACATTACTTACAGAGAATCAGTAGAACCTGTAGCGTATACACTGTAAGTACCATCTGTTCTAGCTGATACATTTCCTCTGATCTGTTCGTAGTGTCCGTGGTCATCTCTTACCATTACAGAACCATCAGCTGTTACAGCTTCAGAGTGAACGACAAACCAAGAACCACCGATGTAGGCTTCAATGTCTACCGTGCCTCCTGTGGTTACTGCGGAAGAAGCGATCACAAAGGTCCAACCCTTAGAACGCTCTACTGAGAATGAACTGCCAGCCCCTGTCGCTGAGACAGATGATAGCAAAGTCTTTTTTGAGAGTGTGCGAAGCATAGTATTATATAGTTATATTGTTATTAGGAAGACATGTAGACACCAGTACCACCAGCTGATCCACCAAGTGTAGGTCTAGCAGAACGCTTGAGTTGTGCTTGTGCTCCTACCTTCTTCTTCTTAGGTTGTGTTTGTCTAACAGTCTTAGACCCTTCAGCAACAGGAGGAGGTGGTGGTGGAGGTGCTGGAGGTGGAGGAGGCGGTGGAATATCGGGTGCTGACATACACATATCTAGTCTTTCGTTAAAATGTTTTGTTGAAGTTGATCGTTATAAGTTTGTCTTAGGTATCTAATTACAGATACTTGACCACTCTTAAACCAAACATCTTTTTCTGTGTTCGTCAAGTCAGGACATTTGTCAGGGTATAATTCCTCTAAGCGTTTAATCATAGCCTCGCTTATAAGAGGCATTAGTTCGTCTTCCATTATTGCGTGTCTCCAGTCCATGTATAACTCCTATCATCTAGTTCTTGTGGTAGCTTACCTTTGTTAATCTGATCCTCGGTCCACAGGAAAGCACTAGCGTTCCACAGTATAGCACCTGCGTGATCTTCTTTATCATCTCCTTCACTCAATGCTAACAGATGTCTGCTCATGCTATCTATTAATCTACTGAGAGGGAATCCGTTGTGCCAGTTGTTGTCTCCGTAGAGTTTGCCTCCTTCTTCAAATCGTTTGGCAAGGGATCGAAGGGCGATTGGAGGAATAAGGCTGAATCGTCCTCGTCCAGTAGCCCTGTCACGCTCCGCACCAGTGGCATAATGTTCTTTCTCTCCAGAGTTTGGTAGTTCTTTGGTGTCCATAGTTTTGTTATTTGTTTTTGTTTCTTATTGTATTCTTGTTTTCTTAATAGTCTTGCCATCCAAGCATTCATCAAGGCTTCCTGTTCGTCTTGTCCCTTCTTAGCGTACAAAGCTACAACAGATTCCCAAGTGTAACCGTGTTCGTCCAACCACTTCTTAGCAGTCACAGCTCCTACCCCCTTCGCTCCACTGAATCCATCTGTTGAATCTCCCATTAGTGATTGTAGTAGGTGGAAGTTATCTGCTTCTTCTTCAGTAGGTTCATGGTATTCCTCTCTGTTATAATCATAGAAGATTCCTGGTACACTCTTGAAGTCCTTGTCGATTGATACGATGATACGCTTGTCTAGTCTGTTAGGTCTTTCAGTTGCTAGGATACTGAGTACATCATCTGCTTCTACATTAGCCCACAGCTGTGCGTCTAGTTCATTAATCATCCATTCCTTCATAGGCTTTAGGATGACAGGCAGTACTGACTTTCTTCTGTTAGACTTGTAGTCAGGGAATAGTTTCCTTCTGAAGTTTGCTCGGTCACTAAGTGCTAACACTACTTCATCTGCTTTAAGTAAGTCTTTGAATTGTTCTATCCTTCCAATGACTCTGTTCTTTGCTACTGCCATGTCTGCGTGTACAGTCCAAAGCTCCTCTTCCCATTGTATATTTTCTTGTGCTATGATTGACGATTCAAATGCTAACACATCAGCGTCAATTAGTATGGTTGTTTTACTCATAGAATATGCTCCAGTTCTCTTGGTATTTTTTATGTTTTGATTTACTGTTAGGTAGGATGTTTAACTTTACACCTAATCCTTTTATTTCTTTTCTTGGTATCATCCACCATGTCTTCTCAGGTATGACATAGCATCCGACTACATCTATTGTATCACACATTGGTTCTTTACTTGCCAATCCTTTACTCGTTGAAACCATATAAGTATTAGCTGAAGACTTCCTCGTTGTTGATTTAATCTGTACCTTTAAAGTACCAGCAGGGCAGGTGACAATGAAGTCCCAAGGCATAGGTGTGGTAGGTAAGTGAGGTTCGAAGTTTCTCTCTAAGCATTCCGTTGTAAACCTTGATTCTGCTATAGCTCCTATCCGCTGTGGGTTTGATGAAGGCATATTTAAATCAGTTGTATCATACAAGCTAGCTAGCGACAAGTAGTAATCGTATGTTAGTGCGTCTCTGCCCATGACTCTCCTACTTTATATTCACCGTCCATAGGACACTTCATCTTTAACTCTCTACCTGCTGACTGGATTGCTTTAACAGCTAACTCTCCGTATGTCTCTACTAACTGAGGTTTAACTTCAGCTTGGAACTCATCGTGTATGTTACCTACAAATGAATACTCTCTTCCGTGTTGCCATCCGATGTCTGTTAGCTTGGTGTGTAGTTTAATCAAAGCCACCTTCATGAGTACAGCACCAGCTGATTGCAGTAACATATTGAGTGCAGCGTGTTCACTTCTTATCGGTAGAATCCTACCGTCTAATCCTGTTAAGCATCCGTTCTGTTCTGCTTTCTCTTTGATTAATTGTTTCAGTATCTTTAACGCTGGTAAGTTAGACAGGAACTTCTTCTTTAATCTACTACCATCTTGTGCTGTACCCTCTACTATCTCACCTATCTTTGCATCCCCTGCTCCGTAAAGGAATCCATAGATGAATGTCTTAGCTTGGTCTCTAGTCTTTAACCCTGCTGCCTTCTGATTCACAGTGTGTATGTCTCCTTCCAGTATAGCTTTAGAGTACTCCCCTCCGTCCCAAGTAGACAGGTAATGTGCAAGCATTCTTAACTCTAACCCACTAGCATCACAACCTACTAGCTTGTAACCTTTTTTAGTTATGAATAAAGAACGACACTCCTCGCCATACTCTGCTCTTGTAGCTGGTACTTGTGCTAGGTTAGGTAGACTATGAGTACACCGTCCTGTCACTGCTCCGTTTGTATTGACTCGTCCGTGGATTCTGCCATCCTTAACTAATCTTAGCCATCCATTCTTGCCTTCAGCTAATTGCCCAAGTCTTTTTACGACTAACAGATAATCGAGCAAAAGCTTGGCAGATGGATGGTCTATTGATTTAAGTGTAGACTCATCGATCTTCACAGTCTTACCGTCATTCGATAGAGGTATTTCAAAACCTAAAGCCTCAAGTCTTTCTTTGATTTGCTTACGACTACCAGGATTAAAAGGTATGATCTCTTCCTTTACATCAAGTGGTTCAGCTTTGTTGACTAAGTTCTGTACCATGCCTCTACTCTTCAGTATCTTTTTAAGTTCTACTTTAGTAGGTGCATTGATAATCTCCACTCCATCCACATGTTTAATAGTCAAGGAGTATCCCTGCGGAGTCTTCATCTTGTTAACAGTAGGTTCAAACATTTTTTGCAGCTGATCTTGTAGCTTTGCTCGTATGCCATTTAACTTCTGCTCTAGTTGTTCCGCTTTATCTATATCAAACGCAAAGCCTTGGCTCTCTTGTAACCTGATGATGTAAGCAAACCAATGTTCAATAGCTAACATCTTCTTGCTAGGTTCTAGCTTGATTAAGTATTCGTACAAGGTCTTAGTTACTAACACATCTCGTTCACAGTACTTCTTCATCTCTTCGTTGTAGCTGTCCCAAGCATCCTCGTTCTCACCGTAAGTAAGCTTTAACATCTGACCCATCCTGTGTCCCCATGCCTTCAAGCTGTGACTACCTACTAGCTTAGGATCAAAGTCCTTACGCTTGAAGTCATCTTCTCTAAGGTCAGGGTTCAAGCATCTACTCATTACGAGAGAGTCTTGTACTCGGACCAAGGGTGGATGGAAGTTATACAACTTAGCTAACGCAGGTAGATCAAAGCCTATGACGTTATGTCCTACGATCTTGTCTGCTTTGCTTAACATATTAAGTCCTTCCTTTATCCCTTCACCTTCAAATGTAATCATCTTACTGGCGATAGGATCATAGATGGATATGCAATGACAGACCTCAAGGTCACTCAAATTAGTGAAGTCCTCAATGCCGTTGGTTTCTATATCAAAGAATAGTATTTTCATATTATTAAAACGGACTTGGTCCGCTGTTGGTTGTTATTGTTTTGTCTTTGAATACATCCTCACTCTCGGTGTACCTACCGCTATCAGCATTATAAAATAATGTAGATGCCAGTCCAGTCTCACCTGAGAATCTATTCTTTAAGACTCTTACTTTTGTTTCGTTATTGTTTTCTTTTTGTTGGTTTCTCTCTAGTCCTATTACCATATCGCTGAGTTGTGGTATCGAATGACTACCTCTCAAATCTGCAAGTCTAGTGACTCCTCCCTCTTCGTGTCCTCCTCCATTGGGTGGTCTTCTAAGGTGTGATACTAACACCATGCCACATCCAGTCTCTTCTACTAAGCTTCTTAGTTGTGTCATCGTGTTATCAATTAACCTTCGTTCATCATCTCCTTGAATACCACTAACCACAATAGATAGATGGTCAAGGAATATCCACTTACATCCTAATCCTTTGCACAGGTAGCGTATCTTTGATAACAGATTATCACTCTCCGTACTTCCGAAGTGGTCATAGGTATAGAAGTTCTTGTTACCCATAGTCTCATCGAATGCTTTGCGTAACTCCTCCTCCTTCAGATCATTCTCAAGGTGCAGTGGTTTGTTAAGATGAATGCCCATGATGCCAAGTGCAGTACGTCTTACTGATTCTTCCAGTGCTATATAACCTACGGTCTCTCCT